TTCACAGTCTTGATATCCCTCAACACCTTTTAGTATTTTTTCATCCAAGTCTTGTTCTTGCCATTCAGATGTAAAGATAGCTACGACTACACCACCGTTAATCTTTTCCTTAAAGTTCTTGTCATTTACTTGTCCAAATGTAGCAGACAGGAATAATAATAATGCAAATATTAATCTCATAGTAAACTCCTATTTGTCTCTTTTCCTACGCTCAAGGTCTTTGATGTCCTTTTGTAATTCTTTTATGAGTTCTTCATACTCATCTAACATATCATAGACGGCATCCATATCCTCTTGTAGACCTCCAACTTGATTTTTGTATTGTTCATAAGACCGTGGCCAATTGTGACCATCGGGTTTAGATGGATATTCATCTCCAAAAATTGACTCTATATCTATTTTTGGTAATTCTTTTGCTTCTTCGATTTCACCTTGTAATGTGTACCACATTCCAATCAATGATGCTAAACCGGTTCCAGCCGCTATCATTGTCTGTACAGATAATGTAAATTTTGTATCTAAAACCTTATCTTCCGATAACTCTATTGGCTTTTTTTTCTTTGGTTTAGGTTTTTCTTTAGGTTGTTCAATAACTGGTTCTGGTTCAGAATGTATCTGTTCTGTTTTTTCTTCATGTTTTTCTGTATCTGAATCGTGATTTAATAGAGCATTAGTGATATCATCAAAATCACAAAAGCCTTGGTCTACAAGTATTTCACCTAAAGTGCGTTTATCACCCTTTACTTGAACTTGTAAGGCCTTGTTCAATTGTCGTTTAGTAATGATGTCCTCATCACATAATAACTTTCCTATTTTGATATCACCATTCATCGTATTCCAAACCGGTTCACGGGCTCTCCTTTATGTTTCTTCAACCATTTTTTATGTTGATTAGCTGTTCTACCTTCAACAGCCCATTTTTTATTAAGTTTCAACCTATTTTGTTTTCGTAACTTAGCTGCTTTATTTGGCATTAGTCTCCGCCAGTATAAAATGTTGCATCTGGATCTGTACCAATTTCAATGTTCTCAAAAATTAATAATCCCATCTGCATCTCTTCTCTATATGGATTATAGAATTGACCATTAGCCATACCTGAAACCTTATTATTATCATTTGTGTATATTTCTGATTGTGCGAACTCTGTATAATCAAAACTACCGATAATTTCCATATCCATTCTCTGTTCTCTGTCTATTGTGTCTAAAGGCCCGTAGTTTAAATATAAACCAGCATCTATTAAATCATTATTATCTTCACCATCATCATCAACCCATATTGCAGCATAGTGTTCTAATTCAGGTAAAACTCTACCCACTTCTCTTTGAAAGTGCATGACAAGTAGTTTTTTTACCTTACCATCTTCACCAATTGTTTTTTCACCATAGGTGTTTATTTGACCATAGTAAGTAAACGGATTTATTTGGTCTCCATTTACCCAAAGTTGCATAGCTGGTTCTAACGATTCTTCTACTCTGTCATCTTCACAGCTTGGTGTCGTAAACATTGCAATTAATAATAATATACCAACAGCTGTCCTTACATTATTGTATATTTTCTCGTGTTTCATTTTAAAATCCCATAAACTGATAATTAACTCCTAACTTGATATCGTATGCTGGTCTTTCCCAATAATACAGATATCTACCTTCAGCAAACACTCCAAGATTATCTTTGATTTTTACTCCGAATATCGCTCCCATATCATAATCATTCCAATCGTGCCACATAGCATCTTTAAATTCAAACTCATGTGGTTTACCCTTTTGGTCTAAGTGGTCATTATAATGTGCAGCATTGTGATAAGCATGTAGGTCATGACCGTAATGAACAGGTAACCAATTACCCCAAGTGTGTAACCACCAATTCTCACCATAGTGATAAAAGTCCACACCTAATACTAATGATGTTTCGTTTTGATTACCTAACGCTTTTTTCTTTCCATCTATGTAAGTTTCTAACATACCAGGAAAGTGATATATAAAATACTCTCTATCTGTATAAGCGAATATTCTTCCAACTTCATCTCTCCATAACCAATCATGTCCCCAATACTCACCTTGTCCGTTCCAAAAAGGCCCGTCACCTTCAACTCGTTGCCATTCTCCATCTATAAGTTCTAACAATTCATTATGTTTCCAAATAGGATTTCCATTTTCATCATATCCTTCTAACATATCTTCATCATACCACATATTATCATCAATACCAAAAGCATCTTCAGCGAATGCCCACCAAGAACCACGATACCAAGTCGTGTCCAACACCATAGCGTCAAATCCGTATACAGGATGATTTCTATGTTTTACACCAATAGATACATGAAACTTATTACCTAACGCCTCTGGTGTAAGATGTAATCTTAAATCACCTTGTACATAATTAATATCTTCCAATCCTAATTCAGTAATACCAACTTTAGCCATTAAGTAATCACCTATATATCTCAACCAATACTCTTGATTAACATATTCGTTACCCCATTGTCTACCCTCTGACCACCTGACTAAATATTCCCAACCTTTAACTGGCCCAAATGTAGCACTTTCATTAGCATTTTGTTCTGAACCATCATACCAAGTCCCACCTTTACCAGCACCTTTAACACCTCGTTTTGGTTCATACTGAAATCTACCAACTTTTCTCAAACCAAATGATGTTTGAAAATCTGGTTTCAAATCTCTCTCAGTTCTCTCTACAATTAAATCACCTGTAGATAAACCACCGATAATAGCAAACCTATCATCTTGATAGCGAGGAGCGTTTAAACTAAAACTTGAATAAGCTGTGGAGTACTTAAAAAAGTTAGTAAAAAAGTTCTGACTAAACAAAGATGAGGTTAATAAAAAACCTAATATTATTTTCTTTAACATCTGTTTTCTCCCTTTTAATGAAATTTATACATTAATAAATATTAGTTAGTATCAAATCTTACTACAAAACTTAATACCATTTCCTTTTCATTTTTTATAGGTTTAGCAGTTTTACCAACTGCTACCAATTCGTTAAAATTATTATATAAACCAATCGTAGTAACATATGTTGCAAAATGTGAATGTGTTGCTTCACCAATTAATTCAGTACCAATCTCATATTGTGAATTCTTATACGAACTAGTAGCAAATCCTGTTAACCCATATGGATAATCATCGAAAATTGTATTTTTATAAGTTTTATTTAAATCTGTTGATGTTGGATAACTACTACCAGAAAAAGCAACACTACCACTTTGTCCTATTTTTAAACTTCTGTTAGTAGTATGTTGAAATTCACCTTCACCAACACTACATACATATTCACGCTCATATATGGTTTGTGTTGAATCAAATTGTAAACTGAATCCATTAGATCCAGTTTCTATCCCCACATTACTATACGAACCAGTATCAGTTATTACAACTATTCCGTGGTCATAAAAAACATTACCAACCACACTACCACTATTATTACTATCTGGATGCATACGAGCAAAACTAGCACTATAAGCTACATCATATAAATTACCTCTACCATCATCTTGTAATACAATTGTAGTATCAGTGCTATCATCTGTTAATCTCACCGATTCTATTTTTATGGTTTCACCATACAGTTCTTGAGGTACAGAAATAATGTTAGCTGTATCTCTTAATTGTCTTGTGTGTGGTCTACGTAATATTAATTGAGATGGTTGGTCTACTGTATCATATAAATTTCTTGTTTCAGTATAAGATATTATGGCTTCTGATGATGTTGGTACTCCAGCTATATAATCTACCGAATTATCAACATAAACATAACTATCACCTGGATCTATATCATATAATTGTTTTACATCTCTATAAAACATATTATTAATTACATAATAATTAGGTATGCTGTAAAAAGTACTACCTGATAATGTGGTTTTACCAGCACTATCTGGTGTCCAACCATATTGAGTTGCATCTGTACCTTTAGATATCTGAAATGCATATACAGCACTACCTGTATCTTCATTAGTTACGGTAAAAGTTTTATTTACCTCAAATGCCGAGAGTAGTATGTCTGAGGATTCAAGGTTCTTGAATTTCATTTCAAAACCTTTTTAAAAATCGAGTTTTACTTTGATAAGAGCTTCTCTCGATGTTGATTTTAAGATTGGTTGACTTAATTTAGCAACTGCTAATAATTCATTATCAGTATTATATAATCCAACAGTTGTTATATAAGTTTTAGGGTCTGTTGCTAGACCAGCTATAACTTGTTTAGTACCTGCTGCAGATTGTGTATAAAAGGTTTCATTAGTAGTGGCGTTGAATTCTTGTGACGTTGCTCTTACAAAATAGTGTGTAGAGGTAATTTCCTCTTTTCTTTTCATTTGAAAATAACCACCACCCGTTATGCAATCGAAAAGTTTTCTATTATTTCTATTGTCGGCATTTGAACCACTATTAGTAATTAAATGTAAGCCAGCACCTGAAAGTCTTTCTGGATTTAATAATAATACACCAAGACTAGGATAGAAAGTTCCATAAGAACCAGCTGAACCCTCCGCGGAAGCTGCAGTTTTTATTGTAGTACCACCTACTAAAGTTCCACTAACAATATTATACTCTGGTGCAAAATTTCTTTGAAAACTATTACCACCATTATTGGTTGATGAGTCATCTATTAGTTTTATCTTAGTTCCACTAGGTGCACCATCTTGAAAACTAGCACTTAAATGTAGTTCCCAACCACCAGGTTCTATAGCCTCTCTCATTCTAGCTCTGTTAAGAACTATTGCATAACATTGTTTAGATGTTGTATTATCTTGAAAAGTAAAAGTTGTAGTTTGTGGTGGATTTATTAAATTGTTAATTTGTCCAAATATAGCAGCAGTTGTTCTATCACCAGTAGCTCCTTTTGTACCCAAAGACCCACTTCCATCTCTATGTCCATAAGCTAAACCAAACTGAACCGATGCAGATGCGTTATTTGCAGGGTCGTATCTATAAATATCAATGTTATAATCACCAGTATTTGTGTATTGTGTTGACGATGTAAAAAAAGTTTCAATGTTTGAAGCTCCATCTTGCCACACACCAGAAGTTACTACCCCTATATCTGTACTTGTATCGTTATTTCCAAAATTTCTATACATAATTTATTACCCTTGATTGATTATTTCTAATATGAACCCCTACCACCGGTGTTCGTTGGAGCTGTATTACCTGTATTAGCCCTTGTAGCACTTTGTCTGTTACCTCTTTGTCTCTTTCTCTTTGGGCCAGTAGGATCAGTATTCGATGTAGGGTCAGCTTTAACTGAAATAGTTACTACATTTACTATACCAGATTGCATACCTATTATGGTTACTGTAGTTGTTGCTGCAGTACTTATCGATTGTGCTACTAAGTTAATATTATTTGCAGTTGTTGTGACACTATCAGGATTACCTGAAAACTTGACAATATTTGTATTTTCAATAGTAAAAGAATATTGTTCTGCAGGAGCTCCAATTGTTGCTGGATTTATGGATATATTTGAATTAGTATCAACATTTGAATAACTTAATGTATCAACATTTACCTGAGCTCCAGCTAAAGAATTATCTACTAAAAAACTTCTAAAGTTTGTTCTAGCTGGTGTTGCTTCTAATAGTGACATATTTTCTATCACAGCACCATATGAATCAGTTCCATTTGGATGAGTAACATCATACAATCCGTAATCTATTTCCTCATCACTTAGTGCAAATTTTACGATGTTTAAATCACCACCCTCAGATAGTATTTCTCTACCTCTTTTAGTTAGAATGGCATCAACTGTAATGCTTGAATTATCTAAAAATCCCATATTATTATCTCCAAAGATTTATATTTTATATAACTTGACTAACAATAAATATATGTTATGTATATTTTTTATCATTTTATATTTATTTCTTAGGCCTACCAAATTTTTCACTAACTACTTTTAAATTAGAATCAGCAGTATCGGTTGGTACTGCAACTGTAGGTGAAGTAGTTCTTATTATTATTGGTGAATCACCATCTGTTGTTGTAAATTTTGTATTTTTACATCCCTCATAAAATAATCTTCTTGTAGCAGTAGTGTGTTGATAATCGGTATCCAAATCACTTTCTACTAAAGATTTTGAACTATACAAATGTAAGAAATTGTCAATACTATATCTTTGACTATTTATATAATCTTGAGAACTCGTGTAAAAAAATTTATATTCTTTATTTCTTTCAGATAGTCTTTGATTCATAATTATAGAACCAGTAACTTCTTGATAAACTCTATCCACACCAAATTTCATTGAAGCACTTACATAAGTTGCTCTATCATCAAAATTATCATTAAAATCAAATCTATATAATGATGGTTTTTCAAAAGTGTCTGATGAATCAATTGTACCTTCATAATTTGGATACTCTGTTGATATTTGTAATACAGATTGACTCTCTTCAGTATCGGGATCTGAATTATAATGAAAATTTGTTAGATTAATTGTCTTTTCATATTTTGGTAATGTAAATGATGGATTATTTCTCTGAACCGGTGACTTGGGTCTTTCAAATATATTAGGTTCAATCACAGTTCCCAAATGTGGTTTAGACCTTGCTGGTATTAATTTCTTAATTTGTTTGAATAGTGATTGGTCATAATATTTTATAAGTCTCATATAGTCCCAAAAATCATTTTTACCTGTATACTTTTGAAAATATTGATTACTAGCATCTCTTAATTCTGGATAATTTAATTTAAAGTTATCTCTAGGGTCTCCGAGATATTCATTAAAATCCAAATTAGCAAACGACAATAAAATATCTTCATTAACAACATCAGTAGGTGAAAAATATATTCCAACTTTTGGTGAATCAAGTGGAGCAAAATCATTTGAACTTTTATCATATCTTTTATTCACACTTAACTGAGCTCCACTACCACTAAGTATATTATTTTCTATTCTTATTTTAGTGGAACTTCTTCTATTAGGGCCATAGTTAGGCACCATTGTTTTTGTTTTATCTTCAACATTTTCAAATGTGTTAAGACCTCCAAAACCAAATGCAGAACCAGGTGAAGTAGTAGTTTGATTTGAACTTACATCTCTAATAGTAGTTCCATTTGATAAAGCAGAATTGTCGTCAAAGGAATATCTTGTTACCAAAGAATAATATGATGAAGATGGTGTATTACCAATATATGATTTTGGATTAGCAACATGAGTATCAAAAAATTGTTCTTGTAATGGTTCATTCCATAATCTGAATTCCATTATTGAACCTGTTAATTGATTAGCAAATTGGTCACTTGGACTACCACCTATAAATAAATCACCACTACCAGTCCAAGATGCATTATATGATTGTGATGCACTATTAGAACCAGATATTAACATTGAAGTTTCTGATGAGAATATTATTCTATCTAAACCAGCTTCATATTTTTTAACAGATAATTCATAATTAAAAGTATCACCAATTGTATCTGTATTTGAGGGATTTCTAAATACATTAATATCATCCCAATAAATTGTAGAACCAGGTTTTTTATTTTCTAATCTAACACCCAACTTAGCAGTTTGTGGAAACTTTATTTGTTTTGTAACTGATATTTTTTTCCATTCTGTTTCATTTAAACCAACATCTTGTGAGGTTGCTATACCACCTTGTCCACGAACTGAGTTTGGAGCCATTTTTGGGTCATCTTCATCCCAATTGACAACTTCCTCATTTGAATCTAATTCAAATATACGAAGTCTACCAACAGAGTCAACAACACTAGCAGAAACTTTTGCAAATGCTGTAAAGGTAAAAGTTTGTCCACGAGTAGCATTTGTAACTGAACTAGTGGAACTACCAAATGTACTAGATGGGTTTTTGAAAAATAAAGTAAATGAAGTACCAGTATCTAAGGTATTTTTGTGTTCTAAACTCTTTGTACCTGTTCTTGCTACATTTGAACTACTAACAATTTTAATCTCTCCACCTTCAGCATTGTTACTAAATGATTGTGTTACAAAAGGTGGATTAAATAAACCAGCTCCACTACCTACTTCAAATGAGGAATTTGGAAATAAATTAGTTTCTACTTTTCTTTTCTGTAACATTAGAGAATAATAATCACCATCAAATACTGGTAGTAAAGATGAACTTACTGTTTTATAACCACCAGAGCCAGATAGTGAAAATGCCACCGTACCATAATTATCAGCTGAACCATTGTCTTTTAAAAATATACCCCAATCACCATCTTTCTGAATCAAAGTTTGGTTCGAACCACTTACAGACCTAAACCTTAATTCTACTGTTTCAGGTTTTCTACCTGATGTAGAATCATCAGCCCAACTACTAGAAACATATTGTGCTCCTCTAAATCCTAATGCTTTAGTAAACCTTCTTGATATTTCAAAAGCATCTCTTTGTTTAGGTTCTTGTAGTCCACCAAATTCTTTAACTCTCAATATTGTTGATGGTACACCATAAATATTTAATAAACCTTTTAATGAATTTATAGTACCTTTTGTTTTTAAAAGATATGGCATACTAGCAATTAATCTTTTTGTAATTTCTTTTGTGACATCAACCTCAGGTGGAGAATCTAAAGAACCAGAGGTATACAATGAATACCCACCACCTTCTAATTTTTGACCAAATCCTGCTTGACTTAAATCTAATAAATCTTTACCATCATTTGAATCCCAACCTAAAGATTTTGCTAGATTGTAAATTAAATCTTTTGAAAATCCTTCTGTTAAATCTGATTGTCTATCAGTAATTGTTGAGAGTGCTTTTATATAAGCCCACAACTCATCAAATTGTTGACCAATCATATCCATAAAATCTGTAAATGTTGAGTTTTCAACATCCTCAGATATAAATGATGGAATTAAATTTACTAATCTATTTGGATTTTCAGTATCATATAATGATGCACTATACAATTGACCAGTTTTATTAAATACCGAACCATACCAAGATGTAAAATCAGCATGTGAAGAACTTACTGGTACAAAAGGGTCATTGTAAGTTCCACTACCAGTCTTAGGCCAAGATGCATTAAAGAATTCACCCATTGAACTAGTAGTGTAGGTGGACACCGTATTGTATAGATAGTTTTCATATCCATCAAAATTGTTTTTTATTTCTCGTATGTTATTGTGATATTTTAAACTTTCACCACTACCACTTGTAACTCCAACATAAGAAGAACTCTTTGCAGTATTCTCTTCTATCTGTTCTATTTTATATTTAAAATTTTCCAATCTTTTTTGAGCAGAAGAGAAATTTATAAAATTTTCATATTGAGAATATTCTACATTTAACTCAACTGGTTTTTCACTACCACTTATATACTTATCTATTATACTTTCTTGAAGTTTAGTATCGGTTGTTATTAAATCTTCATGACTTTTTAATGATACTTCTCTTTTTGTTATTGGTGAATTTTCCTCTGGTGTATCTGGTATTTTTAATACTAGAACATCTTCACGTCTTTCGAATGGAATTAATTCTACTGTTTGTGTTAGTTGTGGTAAAATTTCTTTTACTAGATATGTAGTATCTTTTTCCTCAATATCTTCTGGTAATGGTTCATATAATTTGAATACTGCAGAATAAGGATATTCATCAAATGTAGTATTATCTGTTTTAACATTTGTAACTAATTGCATTTGGTCATCACCAAAATGTAAAAAGGTATTTAAATCTCTTCTATCATTAATTCTATATGTTAATTTAAAATTATTAATACCACTTGATGGGTCAAAAGTTAATTCTTCAGGTTCTTGAGCAAAGTTATCAATTATTGTTCTTAAACTTGGTGTGAATTTACCAATATTTGTTGTTTCGTCAAATTCAGTAATAGTCAAATTCAAAGGAGCATAATTTGGTGTTCCTCTTGGGTCAGGTGAAGCTTCAGCTAAAATTTCTATAGGAATTGGTACAGTAAAAGTTATTTCTTCAATACCCTGGTCATCTTGACCCATGTTATCACTACCTCCATGTGGTTGTCCGATTGAGATATATTGAAGTGTAAATTCTATTATATATACATTTGTGATTGTTACTCTATCAACATCACCATTAAAAATACTCGAAAAATTAAATGTTTCATTTACTTGGTTATATGCAGGTATATTGTTTGAGTTATAAACAACATTACCAGATGTTCCATCAGTAATTTTATAGTTATATAATTCAAGGTCTCTTGAGTCTGGCATATTATAAACTGCTTGTATATAATCAAGATTAGCAGTAATAGTAAAATCACTGGCAGTAGTAGTTACACCAAAGTATTGACCCTCTTGTTCAGATGGTCTTAAGCCTGATGACCCAAATGGTGTATCTTGGCCTGGTATTGGTTCAGCCATAATATCTCCTAATCATTTGTCCAATCAGTTGCAGCTATACATGGATAGTGAATTGTTCTTGTTACACCTGTATCTTGAGTTATTGTTAACATCACACCAACAAAAATGTCTCCACCATATAGATTTACTACTAATGAACAACCAGTTGGTGTAGTTTCTAAACCATCGTATTCAAATTTAGCAGTAAGTGGTGCACCAGCTGGGTCATTTACAGTAGCATAATTTACACCAGTAGCTTGTGGTGTTTCAATTCCAACTTCACCTACCCATTGGTCATCGTTTCCTTCTTGGTCTGGTGAATATGCTTTGAATCGATGATATCCTGTCGTAGTATTACCACCACCTGAATCCCAATCCCAACCAGTTACTTCCCATGTATAGGTTGTAGGAACATTAGAAGGTAAAGCACTATTAGATGTTAAAACTAACTGGCCTGTTCGTGATGGGTTTCCTTTTGAACCATATGTTTTTATATAAGGATAACGATATCTACCACGCGATAACTGAGCTATGTTATTTATTGTAGGGTCTACTTCATCAGGTAAATTATAACCTTGAGCAAGTTGTGCATTTATAGCGGTAGGGTTTATTAAACCATTTATTGCATCTGTACCACCTATTTCTGAAGGAACTGCCCCTCCTAATGTATTAAAACCTTTAAACACATTATAATGTTCTTTTAAATTAAAATCTACTTCTATAGAACTATCTACTGGGTCACCTTCTAAATTTTGAATAAAAAAGCTTGGTTGTATATCATCTGTTTCTATTTCAAATTCTCTTGTTGGAGCGTCAGCACTAAATACTGGCGGTGGTGGTGTGTAACTAGTTATAAATGCTCTATCAGATGACATTTGACCACCACGCATAAATTTTTTAATATCATCAAATTCAGCAGTAGGATTTATTGCTTCAAAAGTATCGGTATCTAAAAACTCACCACCTTGACTATCAAATCTTATAAGAGTATTTAATTCACCTTTACGAAATTCTCTTTGTAAATAATAAAAATCATCTATATATTTTTTATTAGATATACCTTGTGGTAGTAATCTTACTTCTTTTCTACTCGGAGATATTTCTTGTATAAAATATCTATCTTGTTTAATCATATCCTCAGTATCAGTTGTAGGATTAAATGGTCTATTAAGTATTTTACCTTGTGCATTTACTAACACATTTTCATAAGAACCAGCATACTTTCTTAGAAAATTATATTTTACTATAAATTTTCCTCTGTCATATCCAGCTCTTCTTAAAATATTTCCTTGTTTTAAACTAATTGAACCATTATCTTTCAAAGCATAATCTTCGGAGTTCACTATGATACTTTCTAAAAAAATTGCATTGGAATCGTGAATTAAAGCCTCGATATAATCATTTTCATTTGTAAGAAATTCACCCCCTAAATAATTAAAACTAGAATCGGTTAAATCAATAATTAAACCAGTAGAAAGTAATTCTAAATCTTTTTCGTTTATTCTAGCCATTAGTCTATTGGGTCTCCATCTGGTATTTTATTTATTTCTGAGAGTGGTAATGAAACTAATTCTGAAAAAGCGTAATTACTACCCCAAAAAGTTTGTAATGTAGGAAAAATTCTTTTTTGATTATTTGATATCAACCATTTTCTAGTATCACTTACTGTACTTGCTGTGATTACATTACCATTAGCTACACCAGCTGGTAAAGATTCAGCAACTATAGATTTTGATAATTCATTAATATCTCGGTCAATGATACCTTCTAATTTTTGATTTTTATAATTTGGATACGAATTTCTCTTTTTCTCACTTGCTTTATCTAATAGTTGTCGTATAAAATCTGGTATATCTGTAACATTATATTGTTCTGGTACTCCTTGTAATTCTTGAGGATTCATACCAGCATGGAAACCTTGTAAATTAGAAGTGTCATTCATATAAGCATTAAACTCAGCATTTAATATATTTAAGAAATATTGTTGTTCTTTTCCATCTATAGATGAAACTAAAAGATTATAAGCATAATCAGAAAAATTTCCTTCTTCCAAACCAAGACCAGTTGTAATGTCCTCGAAAGATACTAAATCGACACCAGTTTTTTGAAATGAAATTGGATTATCATCTTGGTCACGATTAGCAGCTGAACGAGCTATTCTATCAAAATAAGCTCTTGTAGGTTCAGCAAGAAACTCTTGATAAAAATCAACGTCTTGTAGTTCTTCTGGTGTGTACGGCATTAGATGGAAACCTTGAAAGTAAAATCTTCCTCAAAATATTGGTCTGTTTCGTCTACGGTATTACTACCACTTTGTATTCTAAATGCTAAACTATAATACCTTTCAGGTTGATATCCTTCTAAATCTAAATTAAAATAATTACCTGAGCTATCACAACTTAAAAGTGAAGATGTACTAAAAGGTACAATCACATCATTAGTTTCAGCATCTCTTATAGAATAATAAGATGAACCACTAGGTAGGGATTTAACCGTCAGATTTGCTGGTGTTGTAGCATATGTTTTTTCAGGAAATCTTGCCCTACCAACTACTCTAAATTTTGCTTTTGCATTCTCTTTATATTCTTCCCTTAGGCCCTTCATGTAAATGACCATATCCTCAATGTCAGTTTTGGACAATAGTTCAAGTGTACCTTGCTCCCATTTAGAATCATACCATACTGTTTCTAATGTAGGTGGATATTTGGTATGTGTATCAGATGAAAAGAATGCAAAGTTTCCTAGTCGGTCAGTACTTCCCTCATCTGTTGATGCATCAAGATTACCTACACTACCACTTCTTTTTACCATAAACCCATGATTAGAAATTGAACCACTCATCCATTTAACCACAATATCTGTTACATCCATTCTAAAATCAGAACTTTTGTGGTCAAATACAAGTTCACCTTCAAACCCACTTCCAGTAATCCAAGAACCACCTGAAGCACTTACCATAGCTCCATGTCCCCATAAAGTACCATCTGTTTCACCTATTCTGTATTTCCAACTACAACCCTCTTCAACAACAGGATTATCATAAGAACGACCATCACCCATAGTCCAAGATTGACTAACTGGATAAGCATATAAACTTTGAGAAGTTGCTAGAGCTGTTGGTCTAGCATCATACAAGTTCAAGAAAAATTTTGGTATTGCTCCACCAAGTCTACCATTTTGTATAGATTTTGATACCTCGGTTATGTCAAATTTAATTAATATACGAGAAGCATTTACGACATCACCAGTATCACTAACATCTTTTCTAACTTCTAGTACTTCATCCAACCCAGCATTCATACTACCACTAACTTCATATAAAGTCGTATCTTTTTCAGCAAATGTAAAATAATGCATTTATCTATACCCCCACACCTAAGTTATCACCAAGTACTTTACCTCTTATATCAGAGTTAGGATATTTTATTTCAAAGATACTTGGATCTAATGATGGGTATAAAACACCTTCTCTTAAAGCACTAGTTATGTCATAAAAATTTCCTGAATAACCATCTGCTACACTATATTTGTTAGTAACCACTATTGGTAGATTATTTGGATTATTTTCTGCAGGTGGAACAACTGTTGCAACACCATCTACTAAAGATAATTCATAAGCAATATCAGATAATGTAACTGGTTGTCCTATCTGCCATCTATCAATTTCAAAAAAATCTTTTATCACATTAACACATCTTAGAAGTACATCTTGTTTATTAAATCCAACTTTTGTCAATATTCCAAAATCAATTCCTAAATTAATAATGTAAGCATCTTTAATATTGACAGCATCAGTAACCATTCTAAATTGTGATAAATAAGTTTTTAAATTATTTTTAGTTGTTTGACTTAATGTTGTTAATTTTTTATTAGAATCAAATCCAAGACAATACATATTCATAGCTAATGGATTAGGTATTCTACCAGTTTGTAATGATAAAACTGTTGAACCAATATCTGCTTCTGTTATTTCTCTTTCTAAATTTTCAACTTCTGCTGATTTATTTAATTGGTCATCTTGTACAAAATGAACTTTTGAAACAGAACCATACTTTGCTGGTAATGAATATGCTCTCATTATATAATCTTCTTTAGTAACATTTCTTTGTTGTGCTTGAAAATGTGCTAATGCTCCTTCTCTAACTTCTCGAACAGTCTGACCAGCAGAACCACCTTTAGCTGGCTCTGGATTTGAAAATGCTACTGAGTCTTTTGATTCTTGAACTAAAGCTGCAGACAATAAACTATCTTGTATTTCAAAACTTATATTTGATATATCTGTAATATCACCTGAATTAACATTATCGTCTAAACCACCACCATACGCATATTGTATAGTGAGTGTTGTATTGGATGGTGCTAATCCAAATGTTCTTGTTTTAAGAAAATTACTTGGGTCAAAAGCATCAGTTAAAAAACTTGGACTGCCTGGTAAACTCGAACCAACACTAGTAGGGTTTGGTATAACTTCTTCATCAGGATTATCAGATATACCAGCACCGAATCTCAGAACTACTTTATCATTCTCATCTATAAATGTTGTAAATCTACGAGATGTCTTTTTTAATTTTAAGATATAAGGTGCTGTTTGACCATCAACTACAGATGCAGGGTCGTTATCTATATTGTTTTCCATTTCTTCAAATACAGTATCTCTTGCTAGAGAATCTACTTCATACCATGTATTACCATCACTATCGGTGCATGAAATAATTTCTATAACATCTTCATTTGATAATTTTAATTGAGAATATTTTTCTGCAGACCCAAAATCAAAAAATTCACTTGTTATAGTACCACTTTGAGCCTTGACTTGTTTTTTTAATAAAAATTTAGTAGGTACACCACCATCACTTTCAAAAATTGATTCTTCTACTCTGTTAGATAAATCTGATGATTTAAAGTTAACATCTTCTAATGTTCTGAATACCGTACCATTTGATGAAGCTTTTATTGTGGTTCCAGCAGGTATGTTAAGAGCGTATCTAAAATCAGCATTGTCATTTAATGCAGGTACAGTTTGAAATACATCTAAGACAACATCTGCAGCTGATGTAGTTCTAGGTGTATAACCAAATGATTGTGCTATATTATATACATTTTGTTTCTCTTCTGCGTAGGCTAATAAAGATTCTTTAAATTGAGAATCTATATAGTAAGAAAGCACATCTCCAACATAGGATGCCATCTCGATAAACATCATACCTGGTGATGCCTCATTAAAATCGTTATATGTATTTGGAAAATATTGTTTAGCAAACTCTATTAAACTACCTCTAAAGTCATTAAAATCTTTATTAAGATAATTTACTGTTTTTACTACATTCTTTTTTACTGTTGTACGAGCCATTTTAAATTCCCTATGTTCCACCACCAGATTCACCAACATCTAATGTGAGTGAGTCATTAGCTGTTGGGTCTAAGTTGGTAGAAAATTTTATACTAACAAATATTTTGTTAGTACCTGCATCATCTGTTAATATATTAATATCATTTATGTTTATATAAGGCAACCATACCATTACTGCTCTTCTAATTTCCTCATCTATCCTTGTTCCTAATTCATCTGTATCCTGTTCAAAGCAAAGAGCTCTCAATCTACTACCAAAGTTTGGTTGTCCTATCCGTTCACCTGGAAAAGTCAATAATAAATTTTTAAGATTGTGTTTTGCTTGTTCTGTAGAATTTTTAGTTAAAGCAAAATCGTTATTATTATCAGCTCTTAATGGAAAAGATAAACCAATGTATTTTCTTGGGTCTAAATCAATTTCTTTAGCACTCTCAGACATCTATAAAGGCCCTCCCTTTTTCTTATCTATAGCTTTCATTAATCCACTATAATCTCTTGTTAAAGCATTTGTAACATGGTCTGGTACTTGTTCCAAAGACTTCCCAGCTTTTTTTATGGTATCAACTGCTACCATATCTCTTTTCATAT